TTCATGGTCTTGACACGATTGTCCAGAGCCATGATAATATTTTTGATGCCGTTGACTGAGCCAGTGACACCGGCCAAGATAAACTTCAAAGTCAAAAACACAAAATATCCTGCACCAAGTGCGGCTGCAATTGGGAAGCCCACTTCTGCTACCAGTTTGAAATATTCACCCATTGTTGTCCTTGTTGGTCAAATATTTATTGACGTTGGACGATTGTTATGGTTGTGCTGCCACCGCGATTGACACGTTGCCACACAGGTATACCGTCTTGCTTGATGTCTATCACAGCATCTGCTTCTTTGTGAATGATCAGTTCCGCATAATGATTGTTAATACGGCGAGTGAGAACCAGTTGATCCTGGTCATTAACAGCATACTTTAATAAACTGGCAGGATCGTAGCCTGGCATCATGCCATTGTCCAGTAGATATGCTGTGCTGGCCCACACATTGGCACCAAATGCATCCAGCTCGTTGTTTAAAAATGAGTTTTCCAAAAAGTCTGTGTCCAAGAAACGATTTTCTAGGTAGTTCTTTTCCAGTTCATTGTATTTCAACAAGTCAGCATTGAGCAAGTTGAACTCTTGTTCAGTGCCTGCATTGCTTTGCTGATCTTGTTTGATTTCAGGTGGCGGGCTCACAATCAGCAAGTTGTTGATGTTGTTTGGATCCACACTCACAATGGTGGGCTGCGACGGAGCTTGGTTAAGACTGTTGACCACTGTGGCCTGATAGGCCTGTGTGAGAGTGACCCTGCCAGCGTCATTGAACACTTCAATCACTCCTGTCACACAGCTCCGCTCATCACAACTGGGCAACAGCATCACAAGACTGCGACCCAATTCGTCTACAGTCATGGAGAAGTCTGTGCCACGCACTGCCACAGTGGCTGTGGGTGTTGATACAGCCACGTTCTGTGGCGAGTTCTTGGCAATCTGTCCTGACGCATATCTTGCAGTGCCCAAAGCCATTTTCATGGCCAACTTGCCTGTGCCTTGCTTTGGGTCATACACAAAGTCGTCTATCACCAACTTTGATTGTTCAGTAATCTTTACTTGTGTTCGGTCCACAAAGGTCAGTTCGGCTCTGGCTCGAGCCGTGACCACAGTGTCATTCATTTCAATGGCCGTGCCGGCTTGACTGGGCAGGCTTTGCCGCTTGCGTACTATTTCTGTGGGCCCAGTCAATGATGTGATGGTGCCCACAGACGCCCAGACGTCAATTGGTCTGAACAATAGTAACAGTGTTACCAGTGCCAGTAGTGGTCGCATTTACTGTTTTGGCTGTGGTGCCCGAAGTTGTGACGTCAATCACATTGGTGTCGCCCACCACGGTGTAATCAACATTCACAACACCAGTGTTGGTGCTGGTGTGTGTAACTGTGTTGGTATCACCAGTTACGGTAAACTTACTGATGTGATTGGCTCCCCCTCCCAGTGTCTGAGTCACAGTGTTGTTGTCACCAGTGATAAGTTGTTGGATGTTGCTGCCCGAGCACGATGCTGACATAGTGGTGCCGCAAGTGATCGTGGAAATATTGTTGCTGCCTGTGGCCGACACAGCCACAGTGGTAGCAGCACCATTCACAGTCATGGTCAGATCATTGCCCGACCCAATTTGGTCAATGGTCAAGGTATTGCTGCCGCCGCCAATGAACGCAGGTGCCAAGGCCGTGCCCACCCGGTTACTGGCTCCATCTTGTGTGATGGTCACCGTGGAGTTATCGCCCACTTGCTCCATGTAAATTTCATTGCTCCATGCTGCTGAACTGGCCAACAGTGCAGCCAGTAGTGTCCATTTTTGGATTCTTGTTATCATTTTCTATCTACGACCGGGTTTTCCCCAGCCGCGCTCCTGGGCTGTTTAAAGCGCCACAGCCCTCGGCGTTGTCCCTCCTGTACGGTCTCAAACACAGCCTGTTCAATGGCTACCCGGACCGCATAGGTCGTGGGTTCATTCAAGGCTGTGCCAGCCTCCAATTCCACTGCACGGGTGCCGGCGTCTATAAATCTCAACACGCCTGCATTTTGAGCAGTGCTGTAGATGGTCTTGCTTACTGCTGTGGTCAGCAACACTTCTCCTGAGTGAACCGACACCAGCCGCAAGGCCACCACAACTTCGTCCACTCGGTATTGAACCGAGTTGCCAATGCCCATGAGTCGAGCACCAGCACCGCCAGATCTAAGATTGGTATCATAACCCACTATACCGCCCTCAATCATCAGCCCTGCCACCAACATGGGTCGCAAGGGTTTGGCTTCTTTGCCTTCGTATACTTCACGTTGATTGCGGATCAGCTGTCGCTCTTTGACTAGATTGTCCAGGCCCACACGTTCTACCACAGTGAACCAACGACCTGCGTCTTGTAATGCTTTTATCAAGAATACTTCGGCGCCCTGCGTCACAGCCTTGGAGAACAAGGCCAGTCGGTCATTGGGTTTCATTTGCCCAGTTTTGTCACCAAACCCATACACAGCCACTGGTATGGGTGGTCCATCCAGTTCAGGCAGGGTCTTGAGAATTTCTACTCGTGGTATGGTGCGAGGCGGTTCACGTTCTTCTTCCCACAGCACAGTGGCACAGCCTGACAGTGCAGCCACGGTCAATAATAAAGCAGCAGCACGCATCAGAATGCAAAGCTCGCTATGGGCACAGTTATCTCGGTGCGATTACCGTTGGCCTCGGTTATGGTCAGTGTGACATCTGTTGCAGTTTTAACCCACGAAATGTTGGTGCCCTGAAAGTCCAGGGCACCTGAATTACCACCGTCAGAGAACATGGCATCGGCCAACTGTTTGCTGAGTTGTGCATAGATACGACTTTCTACGTTGACCAAAAACTTGGCCAGGTTGGTGTTCCGGGCATCTCTTGCTGCTTGATCGGCAGCAGCTTTGGCCGCATCAGTTATGGCCTTGCGACGTTGGGTTTCGAGTTGTTCAATTGTGAGGGCGTGACTGCTGTAGCCTATGCCGCTGAACGCAGGTGAATTGAACTGGAATGTCAGTTCAGTTGCACTGGCTGCTGTGCAGGCTGCTAAAATCATGACACAAAACACTGTTTTCATAGAAAAACCCTACGTAATATTTACGTAGGGTCGGTGTAGGGTAAAGTACAGTGAGATAGGCTAGGCGTTTTGCACCGCTGGATCTCTAATCCACCCAGTCCAGTCGCTGGCAACCACGGTTTCTTTCATGGCTTGCACACGGGCCAACAAATCTACATAAAACGTATCCAGCTGCCCATTCCATTTGCCCATGATACCTTCCAGCGCATGTTCGCAATAATTCCACTGTCCTTGCCTATAATAACGAATGATATCGTTGTGGATGTTTTTCCAAGCCTCCAAGGTAGTAATATCACTCAAGGCCAGGCCGTCTAACACAGCGTATGCAGTACGCATTGTACCATTGGGAAATTTGAATTTGTCAAGCTCTAACACGGTATAGCTGTTGGGCAATCCAGCAATGTCCACAGCATCATCAAATATAATGTTCATGTTGTTTCCTTTTAAATATGTATCATGCAGTTTGCGTTTGATTTAATTTCTGACTTACACATTGACACCTACACTGATTTTGATTGGGAAGGACAACCCACTGCAGCAGTGGCTATAGTGGCCGGCGACGTGGGGCGTGATCGCAATCAAGTGTGCCGAGCTCTCCGACACTTGGGTCAACAGTATCAAGCTGTGTTTTACATTGACGGCAACGACGAGCATACTGATTATAGAGAAAACCTGGGTCAGAGCTATAGTGATCTGGTGCGCAGAGTACAACGTTTGAAAAATGTGGTATTCTTGCAAGACAATGTGGTAGTGATCGACGGTGTGGCCATACTGGGCACCAATGGGTGGTGGGCGTTTGATTTTGATACCGATCTAGACAGTGAGCTCTGCGCCGAATGGTATGCCCACAAAGAAAATCTCAGTCCCGCTGCGGTACACGGCATCAGAAAAATGGCTGCTACAGATGCTGCCTACATGTTGACCAGCATCAAACGACTACAAACACATCAAGATGTCAAACGCATTGTCATGGTAACGCATACAGTGCCCGATCCAGCCCTGGTCAGCCATGACATTGACATTTATCAAACCGAGCGATTCAACATGCTGGGCAATCGCTACATGATGCAGGCTCTAGCAGCAGATACTGAAAATAAAATTCATACTTGGTGTTTTGGCCACTATCATGGATCAGTGGATCAAACACGCGGTGGAGTTAGATTTGTAAACAACTGCAAAGGGCGAGGTGACACTCCCTGGAAACGGCATGTATACCATCCCCAGAGAATTGTGATCGACTACTAGGCCATCAGCTCAGGTTCAAGTTTGATTTGCAGCGGAAAGCTTTGGCTGCGAGCTTCGTGTAAAACTTCAGAGCCTTTTTGTTCGGCAATTTCAAACGGCAGCACGGCCACGCATGCTGCACCGTCTTCGTGAATTTCCACAGTGATTTTTTCCGCAGTTTCTGAGGTGTAATCAAAATACTCAATCAAACTGCCCACCACAAATTCCATGGTTGTAGTGTTGTCGTTCAAGTAAACCACACGATACAGCGGTGGCTCTTTGATGGCTTCGTTGATTTTGATTTTTGTGCTGGTTTCACTTTGAGGCATCTTTGAGTCCTTGGGTTACACAGTGGCCGAACAGCGGCCACTGTATTTACACATTATATCAGTTCTGATATGTGATAGCAATGCTCTTAGGACGAGCTTCTTCGGGGATCACTCGTTCTAGGTTCACGCTGAGGATGCCATCGCGAATGCTGGCACTGCGTACTTCCACATGTTCGGCCAAGGTAAAGTTTTGGCGGAAATCGCGACTGCTGATACCACGATGTAGGTAGTCCCAGTCTGTGTTTTCCTCGGTTTTCTTGGCACCACTAATGGTCAGCACACGTTTGTCCAGGCTGATGTCAATTTCGCCTTCACGGAAACCAGCAACAGCCACTTCAATTGTGACAGTATCATCGCCAGTTTTAATCACATTGTGTGGGGGATAGTTTGAATTGCTTTGAACCTGCATGATACGTTCAAGATCATTGAACATGCTGTCAAAGCCAATACCAAACTTGTGAAGTTGTGGAAGGTCGAAACTACGAAGGGTAAGAGTTTTTGTCATTTGTATCTCCTTTATTAAGCAAGTATGACATACGGTGTAGCCCCACCATGGGCACTACACAGTTATTTATTATACACGATTCATGGGTTCTATCAAACGATAATTGGTAAGATAGTTCAGCATTGTGTCGCTTTTGGGTCGCCAGGTCATGGCAAAAAAACTGTAGAATTCGTCACTGTCAAAGGTCACACGCACTGTGTATTTGTGATTCTTTTTAACGTAGGCAATGTTGTAACAATTGCTCCAGTCGGTGAGATTTTTTGCAATCAAAAAGCTAGTGTACTGTGCGGCCATTCCACCGCCACCTGTGGGCAGTTGGAATTCAATGTACATCAGTAAAGTTTTTTGGGCAGGCTCTGTGCGTCTAGCTTTTTCTGCCAGCGGTTGCGAGCTGCACTTTTTTTGCGTTTGCGTTCGGTAGTGGGTTTTTCGTAGTGCTCTCTAGCCTTGAGATCATTCATGAGTCCACTGGCCTGTATTTTCTTTTTGAATTTGCGCAGTGCGCGATCTACGTTGCCATCTGTGACCAACACTGATCTACCATGAAGTTTAACCATTACTCTCCCTGAGTTGTGCAGGGGTATTTACCTGATCAATATCAATATCTACACACTTAACGCCCTGTCTGCGATACTGTGCTAGATAGAACATGTGCGGCAGCAACACACGCTCAAGCTCGCTGTGCAATCCACGTGCGCCAGTCTTGGTCAGCAAACTGCGTTCGGCAATGGCCTCCAGGGCCTGTGAGGTGAATTTCAGTTCAATTTGATCCTGCTCAAACAACCAACTGTATTGAGAGATATAGTTGTGTTTGATTTCTTGCAGGATACGTACCAAATCTGCCTTGGTCAGCTCTTGCAAGGCCACCCAGCTGGGAAAGCGACCCACAAATTCGGGTATCATGCCAAATCTAATGAGATCGTCTGGCATGGTTTGATGCAGTTCCACATGGCTGTCTTTGTTGACTTGGGCATTGAAGCCAATACTGGTGCCACGCAGACGGTTACGCACAATGTTGTCAAGCCCCACAAAAGCTCCGCCAGCGATGAACAAAATATTGGTGGTGTCAATTTCCACCATTTCACCTGCCGGATGTTTGCGATTGCCAGTGGGAGTGACTCTGCATTTGGTGCCTTCTACCAACTTGAGCAGGGCCTGTTGCACACCTTCACCTGACACATCTCGCGTGATACTGGCACTCTCGCTGCGACGGCTGATCTTGTCAATTTCGTCAATGAACACAATGCCACGTTCGGTTTTTTTGACATCACCGCCTGCTGCTGCAAACAGTCTGCTGATGAGACTTTCCACATCGTCGCCCACATAACCAGCTTCGGTAAGACTGGTAGCGTCAGCAATCACAAAAGGCACATCTAGGTAACGTGCCACAGAACGTGCCAGCAGGGTCTTGCCTGATCCCGTGGGACCCAGCATCAAGATGTTGCTTTTTTCAATTTCTACCTTGGGATCAGGATTGGCAATGCGTTTGTAGTGATTGACCACAGCCACGGCCAACACCTGCTTGGCACGATCTTGTCCAATCACGTACTGATCAAGATGTGTTTTAATTTCAATGGGATCCAGCGCAGCAGTTGTGGCGCTTTTGGCAGGCAGTTCTTCTTGCAGCAAAGTTTCGCACAGATCCACACACTCGTTGCAAATTGCAACACCCTCTCCTACTATGAGTTTGGCCACAGAGTCTTTGTGTTTGCCGCAAAAACTGCAAGTGGTTATGGAGTCATTTGATTTCATGTTTGGTTGTTTTCTAAACGTTGTTGAACTTGTTCACGCTCACCTTCACTCAGCAGATCTGGATCATACTGACCTGCTGCAATGCGTTGTATCAAATGATCTATGTAAGCGTTGTCGTAAGTATAGCTGTCTGTGCTGTTTTTGTCAATTAAAATCCAGTCTAAACCATTGAACTTGTAAACCACACTGGGCATCTGATCTACTCTCACAAAGGTGTCACCTTTGATGGGATTGCTGGGAAACTGATTGCCAAAACCGGTGACTGGCTGTCTTGGTTCAACAGAGTCAGCCACAAGGCGCATCCACGGCAGTTCAGTGATTTTGCCTTGTGCTAACAGTTGGCGTTGATGTTTGAGGGTGTCGTTGGGATTCTGTTCTTTCCAGGCAGTTTTGGCTGCTTTGATTTCTGGAGAATCTTCGTCCTCGTCAGGATCAACTATCTCATAGTTTTTTTTACTGGGATCGGCAGCCACCATGGGTTTGAGATTGGCAAAGTGCACAAACGGTTTGGCCAGATATGGATATTTTTCAAACCAAGGCAGTTCGGTTGCAACATCTTCTTTGGGCACTGGGAGATCGGCACCACTGTCCAAGGCTCGGGCCACAGCACGTTTTTGATCTAGATGTTGTTGAAACTGCTGCATTTGCTCGTCAGTGAGAGCACCGTCATCAGCAGGGTACTTGGGATCGTCGTGGTCCCAACCACCCCGACCTTGTCTTACCCATTCAAATTGTTTGTTGGCCGCCAAGATCAAGGCCAAAGCTAGAGGATCAAACACCAACACAATCATGATGATCATCCAGCGAACTGCACGTTCTAGTAGGTTCGTGTCAGGATTATCCCCATAGACCAAGGCGGCGATATATTTAATAGGGCCCACTTCGGCCTCCACTTTTCGTACTTCCGCCGCAATTGGAGCTCGCTCTTCGTTAAGTGCGCCAATCCTTTTTTGACTCTGCTCAATTTCGCGAAGTAAGCGACCACGCTCCGCCTGTTGGCTGCGGCGTATTTGAACCGCTTTCTCTGCACCCGTTTCTGATGTTGAGCGGCCCATAATTTGGTCCACTGCTTCGTCAAGCTGTTTAAGCGCCTTACGATTGGCATCGATGTTTTCCCTCTCAATTTTGATCTTTTCATCGTAGATTGCAATCTTGGCCTGCACATCACCAGACACTAAGCTTTGATCTGAGTGAGCTTTAGATAGGTATCCAAATATGCCCATGCTGGTCAAGATCATGAGAAATGCCACAGCTGGTATGAGATAGGCCTTGAATGCCCAACCAGCTCTGCGCCAATTGTTGTGCAACCAAACAGTAGCAGCAATCTTGCCCAACTCCAAACTGCCGCCCATGATGATCACAGGAATAGTGGCCGCTGAGAATATGGCCACCAGACCAGCCACTGAATAATAGGCCGCCACAGCACTCAATAACAAAGCTGTGGCCAATATACAAAGTCCAAAAAGCATAGAATTTTATTTATTGGTGCATGGCATCACTTCAACTGCTAGTTTTACCGCACACCATGTGCCAAAAGCAGGATCAGGCACTTCAAACCATACCGGCACCACGGCCTTGACCCAGCCATTGCGTTCCAGTTTGCGTTTGACTCTGGGTTGTGCCCGCCAGTTTTTGCCATAGGTGGCACGTGCTTCGTTCATGATTCGGTACCACTGTGTCGTTGTGGTTAAACCAAATGTTATTCGGTGCATGCCTGGGGGAGTTGTTTTAAGCGAGTTAAGTGATTTCGGCATGCTCTGCGCAGTGGCCTCTATGTCAACAGACATTTGACTGTCCTTTCTAGATTGTTCCTCTCGGCATACCCCCGGGGTTCCAGCCCAGGTTTTAACCAATTGCTTGGTCAAGGTCCTTGTCGCACCATGCGGATTTATTCTCACATGCCACAGAAAATCACAGGGCCCGGATATTCCCTGTGATCTATTGAGATACCGCTATTTCCCCAGACATGCCCACACAGTATAACACTGATTGCTGTCTAGAGCAACGGCGTTTGGCGATTTATTCTTTCCGGCCGCCCAGCAGTTGTAACAGGCTCAAGAACAGGTTAATGAAGTCTAGGTACAGGGTCAATGCACCCACTACTTCTGTGGTACCTGTGCTGTCCTCCATGCTCACAGCTTCGCGGATTTGCTGAGTGTCATAGGCAGTGAGTCCCAAAAACACCACAATGGCTATGGCCGAAATCACCATTTGCAACACTGTGCTGCCAATAAACAGGTTAATGATGCTGGCAATGATCACTGCAATCAAGCCCACAAACATGAACTTGCCTAGACTGTCCAAACTTTGCTTGGTGAAATAACCATAAAAGCTCATGACAGCAAACAACACAGCCCCGCCCATGAAAGCGGACACTATGCTGCCCAGAGTATAAACCACAAAGATTGCAGCAAAGCTCAGACCCATTATGGCTGCAAAGCCATGCAGCAAGGCCACTGCGGTTGACTTGGGTGGGTTGCTGTTCAGTGCTATGGTAACACCAAACACTGCTGCCAGGGGTGCAAAAATTGTGACCCACTTCATCCAGCCAGTGAAGAAAAATTGCATCAGTGCCGGGCTGGATGCTACCAACATGCTGACCACCATGCTGGTAACCACAGCCAACATCATGTGAAAATACACCCGACCCATGGCTGTGTTCACAGCCGATGCGTCACGATAAGTTGCGGTTGCGTACATTATGATTTCTCCTTTACAAGCTTACTTACCAGCAAAAACTGATCATAGGCCTCTTTCACAGCAGGATGATTCATGAGCTCAAGAGCTTCTGTCTGCAGAGCTGCAAGGCCTGCTTCTGCAATATCCCGAGCACTGCTGCCACTGAGGGTGGCCAAGTCATCGCCAAACTCTTTGGCCAGGCGTTTCCAGGCCCGGCGCTGGCCTTCGGTCAGCAGTGCTCGCTGTGGTCGCATCTCGCTGGCCCGCCGAAGGGCATCGCACATGGCATCTTCGGCCACACGCCCAGCAGCAATCATGGCAGCATGGTTGGGATCAATGTTGAAACGGCGACTTTGCCCACCAGGATAACACATCACTAGATGTGTGCCCTTGGGAAAGCTGTCCATGAGCACCTGATCATACTCATGAACAGGTTTGTATCTGCGCCCTACTTTTTCGTAAAAAACTTTTTTCATGTTTCATACTGCTTGATCACTGTGTTCAGCGCATTGATAACCAGCTGATTGTTCGCCACATCTTCAGGGTGCAACCAGTAACCATCAGGATTGGTATCTGTGCGCGGATTCTTTTTCCAGTCGCTGAGTTCTCGTTTGAGATGGCTGCGGAACTCTTTCAAATTTAAAAGAGTGATGCGATCCGCGGCTTCACCGTCCAAGGTAATTGGTCCTACTCGTTTCATACTTTATCACCTGCTTCAAAATCACGGAATCGTAAAAAGCGCGGAAAGCGCAGCGAGTAAGAACCATCTTGATTCTGTGTTACCGCATCAGCTTGGACTTCAACCAAGTGACCAAGTAAGCTATTCCGGGCAGCCCAATACTCATCACGATTGCTATCGCTAAGGCCACTACCAACATTGACACGAATAAGCCGTCCATTGTCTTCTCCTTCACAAATTATAGCACCCAGGCGGTTTTTGTTCCTACCAGTGCCTTCTTCAAAACCCACAATATTGAGATCAACCGAAATAACCGGTTTCCATTTCATCCAGCGATCTGATCGTTTGCACACATAAGGCTCATCCACGGCCTTGATCATGATGCCTTCAAAACCCAAGGCCACGCAGTCCTCGGCGTAGCGTTGCATGATGTCATGCCCTTCTGCTCCATCTAGATCAACTTCCAAGCCTTCAACAATGCTCAAAGCACTGTCTTTGCCATCCAGTCGTCCACGAGCTTGCTCTAGGATGTCAAATCGCTTGTGTTGCTGAGCATTCCAGTAGCCACGTTGAAAGTCGTCCAAGGGAATGATGTCAAAAATGTTGTAGACCATGCCATCAGTTTGAGCATCTGATTTGCGATGAGCCTGCTTCATGAGCTTTTGAAAACTTTCGCCTGTGACTTCGCCATCCAACACAAAACGGCCGCCCGAGCCTAGATTGTGTTGAAAAGCTGCGCGGTGCAGCATGATGTCTCGGGCAATCTGCGGAAAGTTAGCAAACTCTTTGCCATTGCGACTGAACAGGCTCACATTCATGCCCTGCACCACAGCCAGCACACGCACACCGTCCAGCTTGGGCTCCAGGCGTTTGATGCCTCGCAGTTTCTTAGGTTGATCAGTTGAGTCCTGTGCCAGTTGGCAACTGAACACAGGAATGGCCCAGTCTGTGTTGACCAGCACTTTGTTCAAGGTCTTTTCAGAGATGCCGCAGCGCAGATCTTTGATGATCACACGCCGGCATACTGTGTTCCACTCGGCATCGTCAAACTGTTCACTGCACTTGGCAATGGCTTCGAGAGCAGCATGCCCTGTGGTAGACCTAGTGCGCAGGCCTTCCAGCAGGGCCCAGAAAATAGGCCATGGATTGGCACGATGTTTGTGCCCAGACACCTCGGGCACTTGTTTGACGTGGAATGTGTAGTAAGGATTGTAGGCCTGGTAGCAGTTGAACAAAAAAGCCTGCGCATCGGCACTGCCCAATCGAGCTGCCATCAAGGCTTTTTCAATGACCTTTTCTTTGTGAATCCTGCTGTCGCTGGATTCAAGGTCTCGAATCCAACCTGAACTCACTACGCCATCAAACCTTT